GTGCGGGAGATGCACTGCTTTTCTACATTCTCAGTAGAAGTGCATCTCCCGAGGTGGGTATTACCCACCTCAGAAGAGGCTACTGCCTCCCGCACGGGGCCATGGCTAGGCCCCACTCTCCATTAAAACGGAGAGCCGTACCGTGTCGTGATGCTGGCGGACACGGGGCGCCCTGCGCGCTCTAAGTGTTCCTTGTCAACGGCAAGCAAGCCGATGTCCTGATGGAGGGCCGATTTCTCAACCCTCCGTTCGGAAGTAAGGAAGTACTTCATTAGTGCGCCGTACCCCTCCAAATGATCTTTGGGGTAACGGTACTTAACTGAGACACCCTTGACAAGAGGGATCTGCAGTGTAGGATGCATACGCTCGGCCTTGATAGGGCCATGCGTGTGACGCACTAGAAGAGGAGAGTCTGGACCTCCCACCGGAAACGGTATAATCCGCTCGATGGCAGAGTCCAGATAGGCAACGGAGCTGTGAAAACCACCATGAAAAAGGTGGTTCCTCAGGCTCACGGCGCTGACTATCTCCTGAACGTGCTTGCGTGATGAAGGGAGATACTTACGAAGCCTTACGATGGAAACATCGTGGCCGTTGTAGTAATCTTTTCCGCAGGATTCTCGGAACTTACCAGTTCCAAAGGACTTGCTCACGTTAACCTTAAGGCCATAAGCCTCGAGGCGCGTGACCACGCTACGCATATATTCCGCGGGGACAATAATATCATCCCCGTAGACACGCACCTTGCCCTTAAACGACTTTATGTCGCGCCGGGAAAGGGGTCGTCTTAGCACATCCTGTATGCCCAGGAAAACGATGGTCGCGAAGACCATCGCCTCGATTGGGAAGCAGAGTGCTGAACCCATAGATGCGAACTTGGCCAGGGGTATTACACCATGGCCAGGCACATCAGCTGTCTTTGTCCTGCAAGCTTGGACCATATTCCCAAAAAGGGTATGGCGACCAAACAGGGATTGTACCAGCTGATTAGAAACACGGTCGGACGCCTCGCTTAAATCTAGCGTTGCGAGGGAGCCATCAAGGCTCCCTACCTTAGCCATAAGCCTATTCGGCTCTTGGTCTTCGATTCCGATAAGCCAAGCGGAGATGTCATCTTCCGCGAGTGCTTCGACAAGCTCGCCTAGGAGCGACTGTTGTGCATACTGCACGCAAGTCGGCTCCATAGCGATGATTCTCGGTGTTTTTAGCGTTTTAGGGACTGTTATGACCTTTACAGGCCTTTCAGCCCCGGGTTCGAGGTAGGTGATCTGGTCGAGCTCATTATAGTAGCTCCAGTTGGGGATAACGTACTCCCGTGAGGGAAAGTACTCCTCTAACCGTTGGGTCCACTCCCGCTGAGAATACTTAGCGTTTCCGCGAAGTCCATCAGCAGTGGCACCAGGACCATGTCTAGGAAGCAGAGCGCGGCTGTAAGCATTACTGCCAACAGCACTAAAAGCGCCTGCCCATAAGACACTGGCGAGCTCAGAGAACTCCTCTCGTAAGAGTGGGCTCCTCGTCTCGTCATATTGAATCACCTCCTTCTCACACTCGATGTAGCCTCTGATGGCTGAGTCGACGCGCTTTTTTGCGCATTCGACGTCTATTTTTGCCCACATAAGCGTAAATTGCCTAATGGACTTGATAGCAACCACAGAAGGTTCGTCGAGAAGACGACCAGTACCACGGTCGAACACAAGATCAAGCATACCCCCGAGAAAACGGGGGGTAGCTCCATGCTTACCAAATGATGGAAACATGGTGTGATCCACATACCCTTGGTCGAGACCTCTTTCGAGGTCTTTGCCGAAGGTCGGGAGGGTTATTGCTAAAAACTCTAACCCTTCGTGTTCGTACCGACTCGCGACGGTTTTAAAATCGCGAGTGGTGCTAATGCGGCACCAGGTCCCCAAATCAAGGAGGACCTGTTCTGCGAACATAATAAGGCTTTTCAAGTTTGCCTTCCTTAATGGTAAGGTGGAACTTCCCTAGCCTATGGCTGCTACCCCCCGGTTAAACCGGAGTTACTTAAACCTCACCGCCTAGAAGGCGCGTGATGTTCGCACCCGAAGAAGCGGTCGCCCAGGCCAAAAAGCCATCGACGACCTGTTTTTGCTCAGCTACAGTGTAGCCGACAGGAGGCGTGTCCAGCACGATAGAAATACTCATGCTGTACTTCGCATTCAGGGACCCGTTAAAAGGGTCCGCACCAACCTTCGAGTGATCAAGGCGTGCTCGAGTTTGACGGCGCTTCGGACCCGCGGAGTTACCCCCGCGAGTCGAGATGCCGAGAACCACGAGCCCGTCGTCTTTTGTGAAGACGCCGGAGCCCATGCCGAGACCAGTCCGCGGAAGCGAATTGGCGACGGCGTTGATAGTAACTGATTGGGGATCTGCAAATGCCATTGGCACTGTCCTAACTATTGAGTTGTTATTTAATTATGACGCCCAAAAGGACGCCGTTCTGGCCGAGTTAATCGACCAGCTTGTTCGGCGCCTTGGTTAGACCAAGTGCCGCTAGGATGGCCCACTGGCGCGCGTTAAACGCGTCAGGATTAAGGCCAAAGCCATACGGTGTGCTACGGACCCTGCTCTTCCGAATGGACGAGAGGGTTTCCGTCACGGTACCGAGGGATTTACCTCCATAAGAGGCCCCCGAGAAGCTGATCTGTCGCCAGTGTTCAAGCTGACGCATGACATAGCCGTACCGAAGCACAAGCTCGTCGCCGTTAAAGGATGAATAGTTGCTGATGTAAACACCAGTACTTGACATCCAGTCGACGAGCCAGGAAAAAGGAACTAGCTCCCAAAGGACCTCCGGAGTAATCCGAGTCCCAAGGAGCCTATTCGCGAGCTGCTCAAAACGTCTCAAGTCGGAGAAGAAGTCCCCTCCGGTATCGAGGTAATACGTATAAGCAGCGCTGAAGGAATATTTTTCAGTCCTCCAGCTGCGAACAGTCAGGGTACCTCTCCTCTTTTGGGCGTCGGGCTCTATGTAAGAGCCAAACCCCGACACGGGAAAAACCAGCTCTCGACCCGAAAAGGTCTGGACTGGTTCATGCGTGTTAATAGGAGAGTAGCTACGACGACGCCGGACGATCTGTCCGGAATCTCGAACGTATTGTTCAATGATCTTACGAGAATTGACAACGGCGTTCAGCACGTCGAGGAGATCTGCCAGAAATGGCAACCACCCAAAAGTGACGTTTAAGTACTCGCCCCCCGCTTTGCGGAAGACGTTTAACTTGTCACTCATGAGTGATCCTCCGATGATGGACGCAACGCGCCCGTCAGCGAAGATCTCACCGAATGCTGTAGCTAGCTGAGCTGATGGCGCAGTGGGCCTTGTGGCCCGAATAAACTGCGCTCCGATGACACCCGCCGCGGATGAACTCCAAGGCGGGGCACTCCCGATCCATGATACTAGGCTCTTGTCGAGAACTAGCGGTCCTTCGTAATACGAAGTGCCAGCCAAGTTCGACAGCCGAAATGAGGGATGACTATAAACAGTCTTTTCTCGAAACGTATCAAAATCGTGACCACTGTCGTACGGTGTCTGAGCCCAGGCTCCACGAGCCCCCAGCCCCAAATGAAGGGGATTTCTGGGTGGACTTCCGTGGGGTCCTGGACGTTGATCCTGAACGGCAGTGGCGGTATTATCAGCTGAAACGACATCTCTATATGAGTAGGTCGTTTGCGTACCTGAGACAGTAGGGACTTGACCAGAAATTGGGTTAGCCCAATGAGCCAACTTGTAAGTTCGGCTCCCGTACTCAGTGAGAGTGCGTGTCTGGGTCTTGTACCCGCCCATCTCATATCCTTTCCTTCCGTATTATTTTGTGGACCCACTCGAATGCACTGCTAGAGAGTGGGTAGTGAGTGTCGGCTGAACAAGCCGACACAGCGCATTAGCACTGGGGAGCCCCTTAAGGGGGGCT